ATTTCGGCAAACTTTTTGAAGAATCAGAGCGAACTGGCGGTAACTGGCGAGATGTTGGAACATGATTGGCGGATTGGTCGTGATCAGCCGAGATTGGAAAGTGTTGGTGTTGGGGCCGAAAGTTATGGGCCTCTTGTGGCTGCGTGGGCTCAGCGTTATATGAACATCACACTTATGAAATGGCAGGTGCACGCATTGTCCGGGCAACTTTCTAAAAATGATGATGGGTCTTTGCAGTTCCGTGAATCTCTTGTAAGTACTGCCAGACAAAATGGGAAGAGCGTTGCGTTACAGGCGCTTATTGGTTGGTGGATGACTGAGGGTGCTGTAATTCGTGGCGGCCCCCAGAGTGTGATGAGTGTTGCTAACAAACTGGACAGGGCTGAGGCCATCTTCCCTTTGCTTGCCAACATCCTGTGTGAGTACTTCAACGCTAAGAAACTTGCTGCAACAGGTCGCAGAAGTATTGAAATGCCTGATGGGTCTAAATGGGAAATAAGGGCTGCCACTAAGAGCCTGCATGGTGGGTCTCACGATTTGATTGTCTGCGATGAGTTATTCGACATAGATTCCGAAGTCGTGGACACGGCGCTTAGACCTAGCCAGATTGCTCGCAAGTCGCCATTGCTTTCTATGTGGAGCACAGCCGGTGATCAGAACAGTGAGACAATGATCAAGTTACGCCAGCAGGCCATGGCCGATATAGACAAAGGCTTACCTAGTCTGTTCTATTTTGCTGAATGGTCAATGCCCTCTCACTTGCCACCAACAGAGGAAAACTACTGCTGGGCCAACCCTTCTCTGGGGACAACTATCACGGTTGAGGCTCTTAGGGCTGTGTCTAAAAAAGACAGTTTTACTCGTGCCCATTTGAATCAGTGGATTACGGCTAGGGGGGCATGGATTGAATTGGGGATTTGGGAGAAGAATCAAACAGATACGCCAATGCCTGAAGGTGGGTTCTTGTCTGTGGATAGTTCTGTGGATGACGCTCGCTATGTGGGCGTTAGGGCTGCGGAAGTAGATGGTGAAGTCATTGTGCAGACAGAGTTTGTGACAGAAACTGAAGCAGATATGTGGGCTGCTATTGCTCGAGTGATGGAGAACCCAGAAGTGCAACTGCTCATAACACCCACGCTAGACATCCATGTTCCGTTGGCATTACGCAGGCGCACCACTATTACTGGCTATGCAGAACTAACAAAGTTCACAACTCTTGTGCGCTCAATGATTCACGAAGGCAGAGTTAAACACCACGGCGAAAGTCTTTTGGCTGATCATTGCGGCAGAGCCGTACTCGTCAAAACACCTTCCGGGGCCGTGGTCAGCAGCCAACGCAGTCCGGGCCCAATAGAACTTTGCCGTGTAATGATCTGGGCAGTGGCTCAAGTTTCTAAACCAAAGCAAAAGACAAAACCCATGATGGTCATTGTGGGTGGCTAAACTACTGGCGGTATTGCTCTGGGCGTTGTCGGGATGAGCAGGGCAATACCACAATTCTCACACTGAAAGTGGCATACTTCCATCATGGCTCTCTTCGATAAAAAAGTTACCAAGGCCGCTATTAGTCCTATGCCTGAAGTTCAGGCTGCTGTCGGCTACGGCGGTGCCAACATGATTGGTGACTTTTGGGCGTATCAGCAAGGAGAGGCCAGAGCAGCCGCTATGCAAGTAGCAACTATCTCTAGGGCTCGTGACCTTATGGCTTCAGTGCTTGCATCTATGCCACTAAAAATGTACGGCGAAATCTGGAACGACATAGACGGCGAAATGGAAGAAGTGCCACTAGCACCTCGATCATGGCTACGCCAACCAGACCCAACAGTTACCTATCCATTTCTCATGGCATGGACATTCGATGACCTCTTGCATTATGGCAAGGCTTACTGGTACATCACAGCCAGAACCCAAGATGGTTTCCCTTCAGCGTTCACTCGTATTCCTGCCGGCTCAGTAACTACGCCAGATGTGCCGGGCAACATCCCTTTTGGCCCTTCCAAAGAAATAATGTTTGCTGGAAACTTCCTCAAAACTGATGATGTTGTGCAGTTCCTTTGCCCTATTGAAGGCATTGTTTACAACGGTCAACAGACCATCTCAACAGCGCTGGCAATCGGTGAGGCTCGCAAGCGCAACGCTTCATCTGCCATTCCTGCTGGAATCTTGAAGCAAACTGGCGGCGAGCCTTTGTCAGGTCAAGAACTTGCTGATCTTGCTGCACAATTCAACACTGCACGAGCCACTAACCAGACTGCTGCACTTAATGAGTTTCTTAGTTATGAAGCCACCACGGCATCCCCAGACAAAATGCTGCTTATTGAATCAGCAAACTATTCAGCCTTAGAGGCAGCCCGTCTTTGTTCAGTTCCGCCATATTTGGTAGGTGTTTCTACTGGTGCATACAGTTATCAGTCCTCAGAACAAGCCAGAGCGGACTTGCTGCTCTTTGGCGTTATGCCATATGCGCAGTGCATCAGTTCCACGCTCAGCATGAACAATGTGTTGCCTCGTGGCACTTATGTATGTTTTGATTATGACGATTATCTAAAAGAAAACGAAATGGCCGACACCATGAACCAACCACAACCAGACCAAAACACACAGGAAGCGTTAGCAGAATGAAACTTAACCTCTCAGCAGGATTTGCCATTGACCTAGAAGCAGCGGCTGGCGATATGCCAACCCGTCAAATCTCTGGAATTGCAGTTCCCTACAATGTCCCAGCCACAGTGTCTGATGGCACCAAAGTGCAGTTTGCTGCTGGCTCTCTGCCAGTAGATGGCAAAGCACCTAAAATGTTCATGTACCACAACAGTTCAATGCCAGTCGGATTGGTCACTTCCCGAGAAGAAACCAAAGATGGCATGACCTTCGTGGCATCCATCGTGGACACCCAAGCCGGTACAGATGCCCTAACCATGGCCGCAGCCGGAGTGCTTGATTCCGTGTCAGTAGGCGTCAATGTGCTTGAAAGTTACAACGACAAGAACGGCACCATGATCGTCACGGCAGCCGACTGGTTAGAACTCTCGCTCGTACCTATCCCGGCATTTTCGGGCGCACTCGTAGAATCCGTGTTTGCGTCAAATGAATCTGTTACCATTCCAGAAGAACAGGCACCCGATGAGTCTGAAGAAACCGAACCACAGGAGAATCCAGTGTCAGAACCAATCATCGAAGCCTCAGCACCTGAGTCAATTCCAACATCACCTTTGTATGCACAAGCAGCACGAGAGTTCACATTGCCTTCAGCAGGTGAGTTCATGGCAGCACTTCACGCTGGCGGCCAGACTTTTGCAAACATGAACAAAGCAGTTGCTGATTACACAGCATCAAAGCGCACAAACATTCAGGCAGCCGCCGGTGATGTGATCACAACCGATACGCCGGGTCTCTTGCCAGTCCCCGTTTTGGGCCCACTGGTGCAAGACCTCAATTTTCTCCGCCCTGTCGTAGAGGCTCTGGGAGTTCGTGCCTATCCAGATAACGGACAGCAAAAGACATTCGTGCGCCCAACTATCACAACGCACACCAGCGTTGCAGCACAGGCAAACGAACTTGCAGCAGTATCAGCAACCACCATGGTTATCGCTTCAAACTCAGTAACCAAAACTACACTTGCTGGTCAGGTCACATTGAGCGCACAAGACATTTCGTTCACGAGCCCTGCAGCAATGCAGTTAATCTTGAATGACCTCATGGGTGAATACATGATCGCATCGGACAACCTTGCAGCAGACAACTTGCTCACAGCAGCATCAGCATCTGGTGTTTGGGACTTGTCAGTAGCAGACCTTCTCAAGAGCGTGTATGACTCAGCAGTGGACATTTCAAATAACCGCAACTGGACACCAACACATATGTTCGTATCTCCTGATGTTTGGGGCCAACTCGGACAACTTGCAGACACCACTGGTCGCCCAGTGTTCCCATTCATTGGTGCAGGCCTTACAGGTCAGAACGCACTTGGAAATGCATCAGCATCTTCATGGAACGGAAACCCACTCGGTTTGCAACTTGTCGTAGATAGCAACTTCGCTGCAAAGACAATGATCATCACACGAGTAGGCCAAGGCCAAGGCGATGCTTTCGAGTATTATGAGGCACCTCAATCCCTCATGAGTTTCGAAAACCCATCAGTTTTGGGCCGCACAATGTCATTCCATGGTTACTGCTCAACATTTGCAGCCATTCCGGGAATGATTCGCAAAATCACTCAGGCTTAGTCCGAAAGGCGGCTACCGCCGATGGCTACATACGAGATTATTTTTAACCAACGCATAGACAACTATGCAGTGGTTCAAACTCTCACAGACAACGATGTTGCAGTCGGTGAATCAATCACTGTCTCAGGTCTTGGGTCTGGGCTAAACGGAACCTTCACTGTTTACGCCCAGCCTCAGTACCTATTCATGGGTACCGACTCTGACGGCAACCTCATCTTCGATGCAACTTTTCCGATACCCAATCAGGTCATGTATTATGACGCTGATACTGACCTTGATCGTGTTGCGGTTCAGCCCCCCGGAACCTTGACATTTACGCAGACCTGCACATGGGTGACAGCAGCACAAGTAATGACTTACTTGGGCATAACCATTGACAACCCGTCAGATGATTACACGCTCTTGACTCAGGCGACTTCAGCCAGTAACGCTTTCTGCTTTAGACGCAGGCAAGAGTCCGGCTACACAGGTGACACCCTTAGCGCCCCATCTAGTGGCGGCGATGCCATTCTTGGTACTTTGATGTATGCCGCAGCAGTGTGGAGAGCCCGTGGTTCTGTGCAAGACACTTTCAATACTTTTGACGGAATGGGCACTATGAGCGCCTCAGCGATGACTCCAATGATTAAGCAACTACTTGGCATCTCACGCCCTCAGGTGGCGTAGTGGCCTTTACAGACCTTCTCAACGAAGCCATAGATGATGTAGCAGCCAAGATTGCAACTATCTCAGGTTTAAGGGTTGTAACAGACCCGACCAAGATTGTGCCGAACTGTGTCTTTATTGACGCCCCATCGTTTACCACCTTTGCAGGCAATGGCAACATTCTTAATGTCTCGTTTCCCATTAAAGTTCTTGGCTCTGGCCCTGCAGGTCTGCCTGTCTTGCGCCAACTGTTGAGCACCACAGCCAAAGTGATTTCAAGCAATGTGATCGTCATGAACGGGCAACCAACGGCCTACCTCATTGGTGGTGCAGAATATCCCTGCTACGACCTAGTAGTATCCATACAAGCACAGACAGCGTAAGGCAGACAATGTACACAATCATTTCCCCAAGAATCGGAACACCGGGCGACAAGTTCGAACCATCCGAAGAAACCAACATTGACGCCCTCATCGAGGGTGGCTTTATCAAATCCGACAAAACACCTACCAAATCTGCTAAAACAGTAGAAACATCTCCAGAGGAGTAACACCATGGCTACCAGCACTTACCTTTCAAACCCATCACTTACTGT